TCCGCCAGGGCGGCGTCCTGGCCGACCAAGCTTGGGGCAGCTCCACCGCGGGCGTAGCTGCGGATAAAGTCCCGCACTCTGGCGTCGTCATACGAACGTAAGTCCCGGCGTAGATCGTCTTCCAGCTCCAGCTTACGGCGCAAGTCTTGCGCTGCCGTGGCCTGCTTAGTGACAGGAGGGGAGTGCATCAGTCCTCGCCGCCCTCGTCGCTGCCTTCGCGAGCTAATCGTGGGTCGTCCGCGGGTGGTCGCTCCCCGGTGATGTCCGTACCGACCGGGATGAGGTTGGCGGGCTGTAGGACATCATCGCCGCCCTGCACCGGCTCATAGCCCAGGGCCTCGCGCTTCTCGTTGATGGTCAGGAAGGTGGAGGCATTGATACGGTCCCAGCGCTCGGTACGGCGCGGGGACAGGGCCACGATGTCGTCTTCATCGACGCTGATGCGGTACTCATCGCCGAACTGTGGAGCCAGCCAGGCATTGAGCTCCCCGACCAGCTCATGCAGCCACGGCAGGACGGTTTGTTCCCAGAGCGCCATGCGCGCCTCACGCATGTTGGAGTAGGTGTTATCGCCGGGGATGCCGAGCAGCTGAGGCGGGACGCCGAAGGCCATGCAGATGTCCCGTGCCGCGGTGTTCTTGGAGTTGATATAGTCCATGTCCTGTGGGGACAGGCTCATCTGCTGCCACTTGAGACCGCCCTCCAGGAGCATGGGCCGGCCGGCGTTGGTGCTGCCGGTGTGCTTGTCGTCGAGCTCGTTCTTGAGCCGCTGGAACTGTTCCTCGGGCAAGTAGTCCGGTGCAGTGTCCCGCTTGGGCTCGTACACCATTGCCCCGCTGGGCTGGGCACGATTGTCCAGGAGGCTCTTGTTCCAGGCTAGCGTGGCATTGTGGATGTCCACCTCATAGGCGGCGGCCTCGATGGGTGACAGGCCCAGCCAATCGTCTGTCGGATGGAAGGTCTTGAGGTGGCGGATTAGTTCCTTGTCGGGACCGACCCACTTGCGCGTGACGCCGTTGACCTTGTACTCATACCCCATCGGGCCGTCGTTGCCTACGATAGGTTTGATACGGTCCGGGCGGTGGGTGTAGAGCTCGCGCGGCGGCTGGCCGGGGCTGGCCTTGACTGCCTCAAGGTAGGCGTTACCGGCGATGTTGTAGAAGCCCGTCACGTCGCCGAGGAAGGCCGGCCCGGATTGGAGCGGGTTGGGGCGCTGCAGGAGCTTAGCGAGTGGGGAATCGTTAGCCTCCATCACGTCGCCGTTGCTCGCTACACGGTGAACGACCAGCGGGGCCTGCTTGGTGCTGGTGACGATCTCGTTGATGGACTTGTAGGCGATGACGTTCTTGACGTAAGCCTCTTCGGCTAGCTTGTCGTACTTGCGCTTTGTCCATGCGGGCTGCCCCAGGCGGCCAAGGGCCAGCATCGGGGCGATAGCGGTTTGCTTCTCATCGAGGAGCCAGTGACGGAGGCGGTCTTTCATAGACATACTTATTCCTTCCCGTACAGGATGAAGTGGTGATTCGCTAATCCCGTGTAGTTGTCGCGGAGGGTCACGATGATACGGTCCTGGAGGTCACCGTGAAGCTGCAACGGGGTGTCGAAGGATGTCACATCGAACGAGACGCTGGCGGCCTCCTCGTTGTTCTGGAACGTCACCTTTTTATAATCGGTGTTGAGGTGGCTCATGTCTGCGTTGCTCTTTACCGCCACACCGTCGGTGAGGCGTAGTGCCTCTACCCCAAGCCGCTCAACGGTGATGTGGTAGCCGTTGGTGATGACCCCTGCGGTAATGCCCCCGTAACCGTCGAACTCGAAGAGACCCTTGTCCGCCACGTGGATGATGAACTTGGTGAGCTCGACGGTAGCGCCTACGGGCGGGGCGTAATAGAACTCAGTCGGGGTGGCCGAATAGTCCCCGATGGCATTGTTTATCCCTGTACCGTCCCCGTTCGTGTCCATGTAGTGCTCGAATGGGCGCCGGACAACATAGTTACCGCGATTCGTAAGGTACTTACTCATCAGGCCAGCCCCAGGACAATGTCGAAAGAGTAATCGTCGGTCTGGTCCGGTAGGGCGGGGGTGATGCGTACCTTGAATTGCTTGGGCATGAAGTCCCGACAGGCGATGCCCGGGACGCAGTTCACGTTCGGCCCCATCGCCTGCCGATGCGTGGTCTCCTGGGTCATGGGAAGGGATGTGAATATGATGTACTCCGCCCCTTGATCCGTGACCCCTAGGACGTCGATGTGCAGGTTTTGGCCCGCTGACAAGGATGTAATGTTGGTGACGAAGTGGGCGGACGAGTTATTGAGGTTGTCCACGGCGCTCGTGGTCTGCACCCCGGTATGGGGGCCCGCGTCGATAAGGTTAAATTCGCGGTTGCTGGCCATGGTTAAACGTAGGTTGCGTTGATACGCGTGCTGCCGGTGGGTTGACGGAGGGCAGCCCGGATGTAGGTGCCGGGCGGAGCGTCCACGAGGGCGGTGCCCTTCTCCGTGAAGGCTATCATCGAGAACCACTCGCTACCGTCCGGGGACATCTCCACGTCGACCACTGCCTCGGCGAACGTCCCCCACACAAAGATACGGCGGCTGGCGTTGTCCGGTGCCTGGACGCTGGCCGATGTCGTAGTGACGTCGGGGGTGCCAGCCTCGTTGGTGAACAAGGCATTCGCCATCAGTAAGCCACCGCCGTGATGCTGCCCCCGGTGGCACCGGACAGGGTGACGCGCCAGATCATGCCGGGGCGGTCGGTGAAGCTGATGACGCCGTTGGCGGTGAGGGTCTGGCCGGAGGTGACGAAGGTAGATCCGTCGAAGCTGTATTCGAGGGTCAGGGTGCCCCCGCCCCAGGTGCCGGCGGCGATGATGACGGTAGTATGCGAGCTGCCATCGGACTTGGCGTCACTGCTGGCGTTGTCCGAGGCGGAAAGTAGGGTCGTGCTCATAGTCGGAGGCCTCCGGGTGAGCGGTTTATAGAGCTAGCTTATGGGTATATTACACCAGTTTATGGGAGAAATAAACCTGAGCTGCCACTACAGGGAGCGGACGCGGGGGCCTTGGCCGTCCTTGTAGCGACTGATGAGCGGCTGCACGGCATACCGGATGGCGTCCCAGCAGTGGTTATGTTTATCGACAAGGGCAGGGAGGACATCCCCGGTCAGGCGGTCCTTCTTGTAGCTCCACATCCGCGCCTCTTCGATGGTGTGACGGCAACCGGGGTGGATGATGATTTCCTCGCAACTGCGCAGCCAGCCTACACCGTCCTCCACGGAGCCCGGCCACTTCTTGGCCGACTGGACCACCAAGCCATCGGTACCATCGACGTGGTGCACAAGCTCGGGGCGGGCGGCGTCAGCGCGGATAACGTGCCCCTGTACGTCTGGTAACTGTAGGAAGAAAGCAGGGAGATCGGTCACCGGTACTCCAATGCGGTAGGCCTCGGCGTCGATGTACAGGCTGAAGGCTCCGGGTACGCTGCCTGGAAGCAGCCAGCAGCGCAGGCCGGTCGTGGGGTCGTTGGCAAAGCCCCAGTCCGCGCCAAAGTACGGGCCGTCGGCATCCTCTGGTACTGGCAGGGCGTCCACGCGCCACTTGTCCTTGAGTACCTGCGCGTTGTTATGCTTGCGGGGGTGGCCACCCCATATCCAGGCGTGGCGCTCGGGGTCCACCCGGCGCATGTAGGCCTCCTCGGCGGCCAGCTCGGAGTCCTTGAACCAGGGGTTGTCGTCGTGGTTGAGCTTGACGACGGTGGCGTTCGGGGGCGGGTTGACCACGAACCGCTGGTAAGTGGGGTCCTCCTCCAAGTCGGGGTTGAAGCTTATCCAGATTTCACTACCGGGTTTGCGGATGGTAGGGATGAGCACGTCCCAGGATTCCTCGGATATGGCCTCCGCCTCCTCCACCCAGCAGATATCAACGCCTTCTAGGGATTTGATTTTAGTCACGTTCGAGCGCAGGCCCTCGAACAGGAACAACGAACCGTTGACCTTGCTGCGAATATAGCTGCGCTGGACTTCGTAGACGTCCTGCAGAGCCAGGAACTCGATCTGGTCCGCCAAGAGGCGGAGCACCGAGTCAGCGATGGAGCGTTGTATCTCACGGGCACAGAGGACCCGTAGGGGCTCTTGGGCGCCCATGAGCAGCAGGGCGCGGGCCATGGACCAGGACTTGGTGGAACCCCGGCCACCATACAGAACCTTGTAGCGGCGGGGGCGGAACAGGAACTGGGTCTTCGCCGGGAACTCGATGGCCGACGGGCCGTCGGCAGGGGTGGCTTGCGCCTTAGCCGCCATCCGCGGCCCCCTCGTCGGCGTCCACGAAGCCGATGACTAGGCGCCGGCCGGCGCCGTCGGAGATACCGAGGTCGGAGCTGCCGTTTTTATCGACTGGTTTTCTAGCCGGGTATGTGTAACGCATTAGGTCCGCGATGTGCTTGGACCGCAGCTCCTGGGGAACATAACCAGATGTCAGGTTGTCGTCGGCCAGGGCTCGCAGTTCTTCGACCAGCTCCGGGGTGACCGCGCCGCCCTTGTCTTCGAGCTTGGCCAGCTTGTCCGCGAAGGCATGGAACGAGGACAGGGAGGGGTGTGGTCCGTCCAGCTCCTCGCCCAAGGCTATCTTGGCGGAGAGCTCTAGCGGGTCGCACCCAAGTTCGTCCAAGCGGCGCATAACATCTTGGGTAGCTTTGTTGGGAGTACCCTTCTTACGCCCCCCGTATTTCTTCCCGGTTGTATTAGCCAAGTTTCCACCCGCCTATGTTGTACTTCTTACCGTGTCGTAGTGCCCACACATCATTCCTGGTCAATTCAGGGTGTTCTCTACAGAATGCGGATATCGCTCCTGGTTTTATCAAGACGATATGCTTCTCCGGGGACAGTAGCTTTGTCGTATCATAGATGCGCTTAGCGCGGCGGTTGTTCGCCTGCTGCTTAGGAGTCGCCCACGTGCAGTTATCTGGGTAGTAGCCTCTAGCATTATCCACGCGCTCCAGTGATGTGCCTTGCGGCCTATCCCCCATGTCACGCAGGAACGTCACGAAGGACTCTCGCCAGGCATTGCACATGGTTATCCCCCTTCCACCATAGTTGGCGTAGGCCTTGTTGTTAGGATTATAGCACCTACTCCGCATAGCCTTCCACGTACTATACAGCGGGTGGCTAGATAGACCATGTGTTCGCTGGCGTTCGCTAAGCCTGCTCCTACCAACGCAGCCGCAGCTCTGCGTGTTACCCGTAGATAGGTTCGTTCCAACAACCTCCTTGCGGTTCCCGCAGTCGCACACACAGAGCCACTTCCGCTTACCCCAACGGGTCTTCGTCGCGACAGGATGGAGGGCCACCAGCTTACCGAAGCGTCGCCCTGTCAGGTCTACGGGGGCCACCATGAAACTACCTCCAAAGAGTTTTGTTACAACGTCTCCGTAGTATACCAAAGGGCAATGCTATAGGCCAGGGGCCGCCCTATATACCTATAGGAATGAAATTACGTTCAAAAATTTTTGGAGGTTTGCTCATTTCTTACCCTTCTAGCGCTATTGTGGATAACTTTTCCTGTTCCCCTGAGTTATCCACAGGTGTTATTGGTACGTATTGGGAAGGTATGCTCTGCCAATAACTGTAAACTGTTGATAGTTCTATACTTATTGGCATTATTAGCTAGAACCCATAAAAAGGGTTACTCCAAAAAATTACGACCGTAATTTCGTTCCTATAGTATATAGGGGATAAGCGCCTTCACTGGCTGTAGCTTATGGTAACGATAAGGTTTGTTTATAGTTCATTATTAT